GCCGCGGCAGGGCTATTGCCGCCGGAGGTGCCGCCGGGGCGCTGCGGTGTAGTGGCCTGGCTCATGGTAGTCTTTCAGATTTTGTGCAAACTTAACGGTTTACGTTGGGGCCGGTGGTGTGCCAGCAGTCACCAGAAAGCACGACAGAATGCCCGTTGATCTCAAGATAGCAGCTGGGCCGAGGCGTCGGGCGGGTGGCAAGGAAAGCGATCCAGCACAGAAGGGCGGCGAGAATTAGGACGAGGGCGAGGTCGCGCATTGGTGTGTGATAGTAACGCAGCGCCGACAGGAGGTAGACCCAGGTGCAAGTGCGGGGTACGTCAGGGCGAAGAGTGCAAGCGCGAGGATGATGGGCGCGAACCCGAGTAAGCTAGACGCAGGGAAGGAGTTGCCGGGTCCGCGGTAAGCTATAGTCTTAGTGCCGTCTTGGTAGCAACCACCGTGGGACAGCGCGTGGATGTTGTCGCCGACGTGGGGCAGCGTAGAGCGTGTGAGCATAAACAGCACAACAGCTGCGGCGAGGCCAATGGCGAGCACTAGTAGGCTACGGGAGTGGTCAGGTGGACGCTGAAGTCGCAGAGGAGCGGAGGTGGCAGTGTCGGCGGTGGCGGGTGAGAGCGACATACACAAGCGCTTTCCAGGGTAGGTCGTGTACGTGCTCAGCGGTGGTTAGCACAGTGGTGACGTCGAATTCTAGCCCACGAGCGGCTTCAGCAGTGATAGGGTTGAGACCGTGAGACAGCGCAAGGTGGTGCGCGGCAGCGTCAAGTGTAATAACCTGACCGTAGATGTAGCCCTCGAAGATGTTGGCCCAGGAGAGTCCGGCGCAGACTCGAGCAGGTTGCCTGGTGCGAATGGAGAACCCGAGCAGGCGAAGGGCGGCGGCAGTGGCCTCGCCGAAGCGGTAGGTGAGGTCGCAGGTGAAGTGTGCGCGGAGAGACGGCTGTGAGTGCTGCAGGTTGTCAGCGAAGAGCGCTTGCCAGGGCTCGGTGCGGTAGGTGGGCCAGGCGGGGTACTCGTCAAGGATGTTGAAAGCGCCGGGACGCGGAGCGCGGGCGCACCGGATATGCTTCCCAGTCAGGCAAGGGGGATCGTGAGTGCCAGCCGTGAAAACCTCAACGTCGCGGAAGGTGAGCAGTGCGCGTAGGAAGGTGGTCTTGCCGGCGCCAGCGACGGCGTGGACAACGATGGGGGCGCCGGGAGCGCGCGGTTCGTCAGTACGGTGGTATCCGTTGGTTAGGAGCCTACGGGTCAGTTCTAAGTCCATTTCAGTTAGTTTGGTTAGCTTAACCTAAAACCCTTAGAAGAGCGAGTCGCCGTGGTATAGGGCATGCAGATTGCTGAGCCTGGAGGTGTGTGCCGTGGTGATGAGCGTGCGGATAGACTGGTAGTGGCAGTGAAGTTGTGCCTCATCAAAGACCTCGTAGACACCGTCCCCAAGCTTGTAGGCCGGCAGAAGGTCTATGGCGTAAGAGTCGGCGACGTCGGCGAGGGAGCCGGGGGAGTTGGCGGGCTTGCGCGCGGCAAGGGCGAGGCAGGCTTGCAACTTGACAGGGTCCTTGAGGTAGCCGAGCGGCGTGATAAGGTTGCCGCAGAACTCGGGCCAGGAGCCAACGCTCTGCGCAAAGTGTTGCGGTTTTGACTGCAGCGTGAACTTGTCTACAAGTGGCTTGAAGGAGTCGCGCTCGGTGGGTTCGCAGTCGATAGCACAGTCGTCGCCGGCGTATACTTGTGCGCAGCCGTCAGGGATCTCGAAGCGTGCGTGAGTGTAGGCAATGTTGCACTCAGTGTTTGCATCGAAGGTGGGACCCTCACCAGTGAGGCGCATGATCGCAAGGGTGCCGAGGAACATCTTGCTGTCGAGCTTCAGCCGGATGTACAGCTCGACAACTTCCTCGGGTACGCCAAGGTGCAGCGCCTTGAGTACCTCAAACTGCAGCATGGCACCGTCTTGGC